GATAACCTCTTGCATGGCGCAATGTACAGCGAAGTCAAAGCGCAGCGGAGAACGTTGCAAAGCCAATGCGGTAGAGGGGTATACAGTTTGCAGGATGCACGGCGCAGGTTCACCGCATCAAGGCAAACCGGGGGGCGCACCAATCAAAACGGGGCGCTACAGCATCAAGCGCACCGAACTAGCACGCAAGGCACAAGAGTTTGCTAATGACACAACGCCGGGGGATTTGACGGGCGAACTTGTTTTGATGCGGGCTTTACTGCAAGAGTATCTAGACAGGTTTGACGATAACGCCCGCCTGCCGTTTGACGACATAGAACGCATTTTCGGCATGGTGGAGGCAATCGGGCGGCTAGTGGAGCGTATCGCCAAGGTACTCGCAACAACGGCGCTGACGCAAGTAGAGGTGCAAAGATTCGAGCAAGCGTTCTTAACGGAATTACCCAAGTATGTTCCTGAGCCAAGCAAGCGGGTGGAACTTATCAAGGCAATCGGGTGGACTCTCGGCATTAGTGTCGAACCTGCACCGGCAGGTTATATCGACGTATCCAACTAATGACGACGCCGCGCCCTCCTGGTACACGCACGGCGCACGCCCTGAACAGTACCCACCCCCCGGCGATTGGCGCACCTGGCTCATTCTCGCGGGACGCGGTTGGGGCAAGACTCGCACGGGTGCGGAGTGGTTGCGTGACCAACGCGACACCTGTCCGCGCATGGCAATTATTGCGCCGACGTTCGCAGACGCCCGCGATACTTGCGTGGAGGGCGAAAGCGGGTTGCTGTCTATCTGCAAGCCTAGCGAGGTGGCAAAGTGGAATCGCAGCATTGGCGAGTTTGAGTTCAGCAACGGGGCGCAAGTCAAACTATTTAGCGGCGACAAACCGGCACGTCTGCGCGGTCCGCAGCATCACGCGGTATGGTTCGATGAACTCGCGGCGTTTCAGTACGTTCAATCGGCGTGGGACATGGCTATGTTTGGCTTACGTCTAGGCGACAATCCGCGCGCCGTGGTGACGACAACACCGCGCCCGCTACCGCTAATCAAGACGCTGATTGCCGACGCCAAGACACATGTCACGCGGGGCAGTACATACGACAACCGCGCCAACCTTGCGCCCGCGTTCTTTGAGGATATTGTTAGCCGCTACGAAGGGACTCGGCTAGGTCGGCAGGAGTTGAACGCCGAACTGATTGACGACGTAGAAGGCGCATTGTGGACGCGTGACGTGTTGGAGGCGAACCGCGTAACGAACTGCCCCAACACGGTAACGATTGTGATCGGCGTGGACCCCAAGGTAAATGCAGGGGCGGACAGTGAAACGGGGATTGTCGTGGCGGCGGTTGGCAGCGACGGCAAATACTACATCCTAGACGATGCCAGCATTAATGATGTGCCTGAACGTTGGGCGCGGCAAGTCGTCAGCACCTACCATAAATGGCGCGCCGACCGCGTTGTTGTGGAGCGCAACCAGGGCGGCGATATGGTGGCGGCGATGTTGCGGGCAGTAGATGCCAACCTACCTATAACGGAGGTATACGCCACTAAGGGCAAGTACACGCGAGCCGAACCAATCAGCGCCATGTATGAGCAAGGCAAGGTTAAGCACGTCGGGGCGTTCCCCAAGTTGGAAGACCAGCTATGTACATGGGTTCCCGGCGAGGACTCCCCCGACCGTCTTGACGCGATGGTATGGGCGGTGACTAACCTAATCGGCAGGGTGAGTAGCTACGTCGATTTTGTGTGAGATTGCAGCGCGTTTTAGTGCGAATTATGACGAAAGTAAATGATTGTTTTCTTGCGTCATAACCTTTTAACGGCGGGCAAGGCGGCGTGATGTGGAGGGATTCAGCATGGCGACATTAACGACCAGAGAGCGCGAGATTGTTGGCTTACTCGCAGACGGCAAGACGCAGGCGCAGATAGCCCGCGAGCTTTGCATTGCCTATTGCACGGTGCAGACGCACGTCGAAAACATCAAGCAAAAGACAGCCGCCAAAAGCGCGGTAGACATTGCGATTAAAGCCGCGGTGCTCCGTTCCGGCGCATAAATCCCACAGGTACAGGATAGAATACCTGTTCTGAATCCGCTACACTGAACATAGTGGCTTTTGACGTGTTAGGGGCGGCGGGGCGGGTAGCAGATGGGATTCAGGGACAATATTGCACGCCTATTGGGGTACGCGCCTGTCTCGCAGGTTGACCCGTATTCGCTTATTCCCCGCGCCCCCGCCAAAGCCGCCCCCATCCCCAACCCCCCCGCGTTCCTGCGTGCCGAAGCCGTTGCAGAAGCCTACAGCATCCCCGACCGTGACCTGCCTGAAGCGCAGCTAGAGCTTTATCAGCGGTTATCCTGGGTACAGATTGCGGTCAGCAAGATTGCTGAGGTTGGGGCAACGACGGCGTTTAACGTTCTATCGTTAAGCGGCGAGGAAACGAACGACATACCGAACCATCCATTCGAGCTATTGCTAAGGCGTCCGAATCCCCTGCAAAGTCGCGCGGAGTTCTTAGAAGGAACGTTCATCGATTTTTGTTTGACCGGCAACGCCTATTGGTGGCTTAACATCGTCGGCGGCAAGCCCGCTGAGTTGTGGCTGCTCCCCCCGCACAAAGTCAAACCGGTGCCGGATGGCCGGCAGTACTTGCGCGGCTATCTCTACGAAGCGGGGCAGGGCGACCCGATACCGCTCGAACTGTCGGAGGTGGTGCATTTTCGCCGTTTCCATCCGCTGAACTCGTTTGTCGGCTTGTCGCCTATTGAGGCGTTGGCGGTTGTGGCTACTGGCGACATGGCCGCGCAGAAGTGGAACACCAACTTTTTCAACAAAGACAACGCCAAAATGCCGGGTATCTTAGCGTTTGCCGACCCAATACCGGACCCTGATTGGGACCGCATGGGGCGCGAAATTAACGAGAAGTACGGCGGCACTAAGCGGCAGTTAATGCGTATTCGTGGTGCCGGCAAAGGCGGCGTCGAATGGATTTCGACTGCTATATCGCAGTCCGACATGCAATTTCTCGACGGGCGCACGTTCACCAAAGAAGAAATCTTCGCCATCTACGCGCCGGGGCTTTCGTCCATGTTGGCAGTGAACGCCACCGAAGCCAACAGCGTAAGCGGTAAGCGCACGTTCGTTGAATACGGCGTGTGGCCGCACCTGGTGCGCGTGGCAGAGAAAATCACGAACGACCTGCTACCGCTGTACGGCCCTAACTTGATAGGCGAGTTTGAGGATATCCGGGTAACAGACAAGCAGCTAGAGCTTGCGGAAATCTCCGCCTACTCGCAGACGCACACGGTTGACGAAGTGCGCTCTCGCTACTATCAAGACGAGCCGCTTGGCGACGACCGCGGTAATCTGCTTGTGACTGAAGTAGGCAAGGGGCTTACACCTGCCGACCCTGAAGCGCAGGAAATCGGTAAGGAACTACAGCGGCGCGCGTTGGAGGCTCCACAACAGCAGGAGCAAGACACCGAGGATGCGGCAGACGAGAGCGAACCCGGCGACGATAACGAGGATGCGCAGGAGGAAACGTCACATGACAACATGGGGCAAATGCAAGCCGAAGGGCGGCAAGGGGAAACGGGGCGGCAGCAAGAAGTAAAGGCGCTGCGCCGTTGGCTAAAGAACCGGCGCAACCCGGACCCGCTGAAGTTCAAGCGGCTACACCTGTCGGCAGATGACGTGCTCGACATTGCCGCGGACATGGGCATAGGGGAGGCAGACACGGAACAGCCCCCTTTCACCATGACGACCACGGATGGGAGCAATACCCGTGAGCGCTGGCAGGCGGCAATCAAGGCGCTACAACTACAGTTGGACCCCGGCGACGATGACGCGGCAGAACGTGTGTACGCTGAACTGGAACGGCGTGGCGAGACAGCAATCATGCGGGCGTTTCGGGAGCAATGGAAGAACCTGTTGCCGCCCAACGCCGAAAGCATGAACCTGGATGAACTCATGGCTTACGTGAACGCACGGCTAATCGAGCAGCAACCGGCAGTGGACGCAATCGCGCGTGTGCTGTACGACGCCGCCGGCGCGGGCGTGAACGTGGCGCTAGACCAGTTGGAGCGCATCGGTATCGGGTTTGACTACACGCTTGTCAACACGCGGGCGCAGACGTGGGCACAGCAGTACGCGGGCGAACTTATCCGCGGCATCAGTGACACCACGCAGGCGGCAGTACGGCAGGCGGTGGAGCGTTGGTACGGTAACGGCGAACCGCTGTCGGCACTGGTTGACGACCTTGCGCGCACGTTTGACCGCAAGAGGGCGCGGCTGATTGCCATGACGGAAACCACGCGGGCGGCAGCGGAAGGCAACCGGCTTGGATACAAGGAAAGCGGCGTTGTCACCGGCTTGGTGTGGAAAACGGCGAATGATGAACTCGTATGCCCCCATTGTGGCGCACTAAACGGGGCAATCGTTAGCATCGACAACGGGGCATTTTACGACGAACTGCCTGCGGAGTTGCAGAGCAAGATTAAGCGCCGGTTTGAGACTCCCCCGGCGCATCCTGGTTGCAGGTGCCGAATTTCGGCGCAGGTGATAGGCGTTGGCGAAACGGTGCGACCGGCGCAGCAGCAGCAGGCGCAAGTGCAGGCGTTGCCGGAAGTGGCGCAGCCGGCGCCAATGGTGCAGCCAGTACAGGCGCAATCGCGGGTGTTTGTTCCTGCCACCGATAAAGCAGAAGTAGCTCGGCGCATGGCGGCATATGTCAACAGTTATGAAATGACTGACCTATCGCTAGACAAACAAAACGCCATTCTCAAGACAGTTGAGGATGTGTTGGGTGGCAATGAAATCAAGATTGAATCATTAGCCTACCAGAAAAAAACCGCTACGTCTTACGGTGTGGCGCGGTCAAGAGATAAGAAAATCGAAGTCGAAATACAAAAGACGTTCCTAAGCAATCCAGCAAAGAAGCAAGACGAGCAGAGTGCACTTTGGGGCAAACAGAAAGCGGAAAACATCGCAAAGTTTACCGCCTATGTGAACGACCCGAAGCGGCACGGTATTCTCGATTACAACCAAAGACAACTCGCTTGGTGGTCGAAGGCTCCGCGCTGGTCAACGTTCCAAGACGCCAATGTTCCGATTGATGCTGTTGTGCGTCACGAACTCTATCATGCTGTAGATTTTGCCAACGAAATCAAAACTGGATTCAAGCTATCGGATAGGCTCGTTGCTGAACTTGACGCAATGGGAGTAGATCGCAGCGATTGGGCTTTGGTGTCGTCTTATGGAGGAAGCAAACCAACCGAACTATTTGCGGAACTAGGAGCAGCGATTGACGCCCGTTTAGACGTGCCGCAGGTGTTTATCGATGCCTTTAGAAAGGTGGTGCGGTAATGCAATCAATTCAATGCTTGCAATGCGTCCACTTTGAAGGCGGTACGATATGCCGTGCTTACTTGCAGGGTATACCGGACATAATTTGGGATGGAACGCACGACCACCGCCAACCATACAAGGGTGACAACGGAATCGTGTTTCAGCCCATTACGGCGACCAAAGCGACCGACGAACCAGACGCCTCTGAAGATGTACGGCAGGTGTCAGCATGATCACCTACGGGCTAGTCGTCAATCAGGGGCAAATCGACAAGCTGTTTCGGCGCTTCGAGCATGGTGCGGTGGTGCAAATCCTGCGCCCGCCTATGGAGGCTTCGCTGCTCTCGCTACAAGACGCATTGACGGACTACCCGCCGCCAAGCACGGGTAAGGCGCGATTTAAGACGGCACGCCAGCGGCGGTACTTTTTTTGGGCACTGCGTCAGGGCTTTATCCAACTGCCATACCACCGCACGGGCAAGTTGGGGCAATCGTGGACGTGGCGTATTACCGTCACCGGCAGCGGCTTACGCGGGCAGGTTGGTACGAATCTCAGTTACGCCAAGTGGGTACAGAACGAGGAAAGCCAAGCGCGCATCCATCGCGGCAACTGGCTGACGGACACAGGCGCAATGCACGCCAAGCGGGAAGAAATCGGGCGGCGCTTCCGCGATGCAATCAAGGCGGCACTAGCGGCGGGGCCAAGTGGGGGTTGACATGGAGCAAACCGTAATCGCCATCAAAAGCGG